GCCGTAGGCTTTTTGAAAGCCGTCGTGCGTGAGCGGCGACGCGATCGCAGCGATGATCTCTGATCTATTTGACTGTTGCATCATTCACCACGGACGGGGTACACGGAGAGACGCAGCAATCATTCAGGTCGTTGTCGTCGAGACCAGCGAACAGCGCCGCGAACGGGCAGCACTGCACCGTGCCCGGACTGGACGTACCCCACGGTCCTATCAAGACCCATGCCGCGCCGACTTTTCTGAGCGTCACTGTGAATGGCGTGCCGCCGTTGTAGCACGCAGGCGGATCGCATTCGCCTTCCCATTCGCAGCCGCTGCCGATCCAAGTCAATTCGGCGGTCAACACTTCGCACGGAGCGCAGTTGTTGGACTTGAGGGGCATGACCCAGTCTAGCACTTCGGGGATACAAAACTCAATCTCATTGCATTCGCAGCAATCAGGCACATAGCCCGGCAAGCAAGGCTCGCGTGGACAAATGCACTCGCAACACTCGCAACAGTCGTATACCTCAACCCGCGTGTTGACAGGAATTGAGCCGGGATGCAGCCGCACGGTTCGCGGTACGTATTCAATCTTCCATGCTTGTCCGTTCGAGATGTAACCGGCGGGGCACTCGTCTTCGCAATCGTCAAGGATGCTTCGCGCCGATTTGATGATCGTAGTTTCTGGGCCAGGCACGGGCCAAGAATATATCGCGTCGAGACTGCCGTGCGAATCAAACAGCAGTCGCCCGGACTTTGCGCGACAACAATCCAAATATGGATCGCAGCACGGCTCGCCAGGCGGGCCACACACTTCATCCGTGTCGGGATTGTAGCAATCACCGTCTGCGTAGCCGCCTACGTCTCGTGATTCGCTGCCGCAAGCGTCCTCTTTTTTCGGTGGATAGAAGCCGAGCAAAATCACGTTCAAGACATCGACGCCGCGGAACAATCCGGGCGCGGCCCGGCGCAGCCACAGCTTCCAATCGTCGGGATCGGGCGCGTCTTCTAATAGCCCGTCTATCGTCCCCGGCACTAACCACCAAGTCGTATAGTGGACCAGCGTTTGAGTCGGGGTGCATGTAATCGCCTCAATCCATTCAAACAGGATTCCGGCTACGGACGTTTCCAGCTTGTCGAGAGACCCGTGCGAATCGTGCCAGAATTCCGTCGCATAGCTCGGCAGGTAATCGAGCACCGGCGGACACACCTGAATGATGTTCGTGCGCACGCAGTTGACGCCGAAGATGTCAAGGCCGCGATGGCCTTCCAGCTCGGGGGCTTCGTTGATGTCCCAAATTTTCGCCATAATCGTCTAGCAGGGGTCTTCGACCGTAACGTCGTCAGTACAACACTGGATTTGAGGGCATGGGCCAGGTAATCGTGTCGTGCCGCAGACCGAGCCGGACTCCAGACAGGTGAAACCAATCGTAACGCCCGGCATGAAAATCACGCCGCCGTTCTGTGTCGTGATGCCGCAATCGGTGCATTGAATCCGCGTCGCCGCCTTGATGCTCACGCGCTCGCACGCCCGCTCTACATCGTAGAGCTTGCCGTGCGAATTAAAACTAAGCACGTAACTGTGTCCCGTCCCACCGACTTTGCGGATCGTGCCATCCGGCATTGTGGCCTTGATTACCTTGGGAATCAGAACGTGAATCTTCACGCCGCGCGCTGGCGGTCGGTGTCCGTGTTCGTCCGGTACGTAGGTTTGGTAATCGTTCGGATGCTCGTGCGAGCGCCGCCAGACCTTGATATAACCGGGGCACGGCGAATACTTGTCAATGCCGCACGGTCGCTCATCAGGGATTCCATCTATGTGTGGCATGGTCGGTTCCTACGGCGAGAATGGGTATCGCTCATCGTCGCCCTCTTGCGTGCCGACGAAATCGAATAGGAAAAACTTCTTGCCCTGATTGGTCTGGCACTCCAATCCAGCAATGTACGGTCCGCGCATCCAGACGATTGCTCCGGTTTCTCGATCCAGTGTCGCTTGCGAATTGTGAGATGAACAGTTCACGTCGAAAGCGTCGAAATTGCCCTGGAGCAAATCATTTTGTTCGACCCATTTGCACTCGAAACACGGCCGTTCGACGTGAATGTGCGAGTAGGCTTCGTCATCACGCGCGATCAGCCGTGACCACCACCCGTTAGGTTTTCCACCGCTTGGCGCAATGAATAACCATTCCGGTTTCTGCGGGTTGCGAAATCCCATGAAAACGGCGACTATATCGTTGACTCCGACGACAGGGACGAAGTTTCCATTGTTGATCTCGTACAAAGGGTTTTGTGCAAACGTCCAGCGGAATCCAACAGGATCATCTTCCCAATTGCCCTTTTCCTTTTCGCGCTGTTGAATGCCTTCGTACTCGCCGACATCATGGCCCTCATCGTCGTAGATTTCTCTGTAGTTAGTGAGTCGCGCCCAGACAATGCGGTTGAATGAATTGTGCAACGACAGGCCACCGGCCCCCCAGGCTGCCTCGATCGGGGGCACGGTCGAGGTTCTGGAGAGCCGGCGCAATTCGGCAAGCATCGTGTTGAGCTTTTTTGCCGATGCCTTGTCGCTCGGTTTGTAGTCTGGAATGTTCGGCCGCATGAATTAAAACACGGCACTCATGTTGCCGCCCTGATAGATTTGGTTGCCTGCCGGCGTCTGGAAGTCTTCAAACTGCCCGGTATCGGGCCGAAATGCCGTGTTCCAACGCTGAGTGCGAAAAGCCCATTTATATGTGACGGTGTAGGCCGTCACTGTGAGATTGCCGAGCGGATCGAGAATGAATTGACGCGTATCGTGCGATCCAAGGAAAAGCAAATGGCCGTCTGCGAAGCTGCGCCTTCCGAGCGGAGAGAAAACGCCGTTGTTGACCTTGCCGACAAGAGAATCAATCGTTGTGAACGGCGGGTTAGGATGGCGGTGAGCCACGATCGTATACTCACCCATGCCCATGATCTTTCCTGGCACGGCATCCGGCGGAAGTTTCTGGCCGTCCGATGTCCATACTAGCGACGCGGTCGGAATCGTTACGAACTCGGCAGAGTAGTCCATTGATTCTTCCAACAGCAATTGCCCGTTGCCGTTGGGGTTGTCGAGTACGTCGAAATCCGGCGTCTCGTAATGGACGGTCAGTTCCGCATCGGTGTAGCTGATCTGACTATCGGCCCCAGCTTGGCCGGCAACGCCGATGCCAGCAATGTCGATACGTTCAGCGAGTGCAACTGGAATCTCCGGGTATCCAAGAGGAGCCGCGTAGGTTATCACGCCGGCAATGACGGTTGATCCACCGAGAAGAGCACGGGATAAGACAAGCCGATTCGTCCACGCGCAACGTAGCACACGCACGGCCGAAATCTTGTCGCGAGCAATCGACTCGCGACCTGATTCCGGGTGCCCTTCACGCCACAACTCGTAACAGGCAACTCCACCGATGGTGATGGGAGTGCTCATATCCCGACCGCCCCCAGTCCTTCCAGTTCTCGAATGTTTCGGATGTTCACGTTCAGCCCGGCCCCTTGCGACAACTCTTGAATGCGACGGAGCAATTCTGTTTGACGCTTCTCCAAAGCGATTGTGTCGCCGCCGCTAAGTAATTGCTGAATCCTCTTGGCCATTTCGGCAACACCAACGAACTCAGGAGCCTTGCGCGTGCTGTCGGTCAACTTCTCTTGTTCGATGTCGCGGTTCTGTTGGATCAGGTCTTTGAGTTGCTGTCTTCGCGCATCGTCCGGGCCAAATCGTTGATTGACTTGTCTCTCGAAATCGGCTGCGTTGAATTCGATTTCGAGTCGGCGACGGATAGGATTGCGGTCAGAGTCGGGAGCGACAGATTCCATGAGACTCTTGAACAAATCGCCTTGTGCCAAAAAACCACCGCCACCGCCGCCCCCGGCTCCAGCTAATGCAGCGACTCCCTTGAATGTAGACGGCCGGTTGCCGAATTGTTTGGTGAATGCCTTCGATCTTTGCTCATCTTCAAACTTGCGCAGTGCATTGGCCCGTGTGCGTTCGATCTCAACTTCGGAAGCGTATAGCTCTTTCAGTCGAGAAATGCGATTCTCTAGGGCTTGCATGAACTTCGCCCGTTCGCCCTCCGGGCCTTCGAGGTTTTCCGCCTCGATATCGGCCAGCATCTTGGCTCGGTCCTTTTCTGCCGCTGCGCGACGTTGCCTAACAAACTCGGCGTTCGTTTCTTCCTCTTTCCGCAACTCGTCAGGAGTCGCACCAAGTCGCTTGCTTCCCTTAGATGCGCGTTCTTGTGCGTCGCGCAACTCTTGCTCCATATCGTCAACAGGCTTTCGCCGGCCGAGGCCGGTTTGGCTGCTGATGCCCAAAAACTCAAGCAAGCCGCCGCCCTTGCTTTTTCCGCCCCGCGGCTTGTCTAAACTAATTCCTTGCTCCCCTCTCGCTAGTTCAGCATAGAAATCAGCGACAGACTTTGCGCCTTTGGCAAACCATTCGATCGTCGGAGCCAGTGCGGTTCCAACCGATTCCGCCATTTCAGACAACGCATTTTTGGCCTTGTCAAGTGGAGTTACCATCGCCGCAGCAAGCCCCTGAGATTTCTTGGCCAACTCGTCCAAAATCATCCGTTGTGCGCCGACAACATCGCCCGACTTGGCCAATTCTTCCACAGCCTTCAGTACGTCCGCAGACAAAGCGCGGTACTGACGACGCAACAGGCCGATGCTGTTGACCGGATCATCTAGCGCCGCCCCCAGAGCTTTGAACGTGCCTTCCAGGTCGCCGTTGCGGGCCGCTAGGTCAATCGCGACCGGAATGGCCCGCTTTAACATGCTTGGCGCAATGTTGCCAAACTCCAACATGCTTACCGTTGCCTTGGCAATCGCGTCGTCATCAAATTCGCTCGCGTTCGCCAATGACCCGGCAATCGCGTTGATTTCTTGGGCCGTGATCCCGGCTTCCTCACCCATCAATCGAATCGTGGCGTGGAGTCTGCGTTGTGCCTTGTCGGCTTCCTCGGCAGCGGCCACAGATTTGAAAAGACCGGCGACGAGACCAGTAAGACTAATCGCGGTCGTCAGTCCACCAGCCGACGAAAGTTCAAACAGACCTCGCTTGATCTTTGCGATGTGAGCTTCGACAGTCGTGAAGCCTTTGCTTCCGAACTGGACAAATGCTTCCGCGAGCTTGAACGCCATTCAGATTACCTTTGCGCTTCAAGATGCTTCACCAGTGCCTCAATCGAGGCGAACTCTATCGAGCCATGCCGAGCACGCTTCGCACGATTGAAGGCAAGGTCCAACTCGTCCAGCGTCATCTCCCCGACATGTTGTGGAGTCCACCAAAACGGCTCGCCGGTCAACTGCTCGTAAATCTTTTTCAGGTCGAAGGCGTCGGATTCTCCGTCGTCGTCTTCTGATCCGGCTCTTTGGCCGGCGGAGTAGGGTTTTCGCGCGTATGACCCATCAACTCGGCAACGGTATTCGTCGCATCTTCGATCTTTTCCGGCGCCATCGAGTCCAGCAACTGCTCGTATGTCAACGCCGGATCATTCGGCAGAATCGCAATCCAGATAGCCCGCGTGATTCCCTCGATCGAGTGCATCCAAAACCGACGCCCAGCCGCCGTGAACAAGAGCATGTCCTGCGAATTGTCCCAAGCGTAGGCCAACAATTCGCGGACCATAAAAGCGTCAGGCTTCGGATCGCTCGTATCGGCCAGGACGGTTTTGAGTAGATCGAATGGCGCGCGGCGCATCCATCGTTCCAATTCGACCAATCGGGCGAGATTGAATTTGCTGGCGAGATAGGTCTTGCCGCCGAACTGGAGCGGCACTTGTGCGCGTGGCCCGCACGGAATGTCAGACACGATTGCCCCCTATGAAAACGTCAGGCGAGTTGCGTAATAGCTCCGTTGCTCTTGAATGTTGCGGAGAATGAAACGGCTTGCGTCACGTCCATCGTCGGCGTGTTCGCTTCGATGTACGCACTGAAACTGTATTTCAGCGCAGACGAAACGTACAATTCCAACGTGCCAGTTGTGCCGGGCTTCCAACTCGTGAGTAAATCCGTGCCGTCAATGAATCCGTCGAACGATCCGTTGAATCGCTCGAAGCCTTCAATGACCTGTTGCGCGCCGGATGATCCGCTGTCGCTTACGTCAGCAGCCTCTTTAATGTGCTCGCCGGTCCAGCGCGTGATCTTAATGACCGTCACGCCGATCATCAGTTTTCCGTTTTTGCCGTGTAGCTTGGCCATCGCTCGCTCCTATGACGAAGTGCCGATCACAAAGATTCTGTAAGTGACCGAGGTTGCTCCCGCGTCGATTTTGACATTCTTGTTCGTGCCGCTCACCGCCACGCCAGCAAGACTCGGCTCCCAAAAGCCACGCCATGCGTTCGGCCCAATTGCCACGGTTGCCGTCGCGGGATTCGTCCAGCCAGTCCATCCATTCGACGCCGCGTTACCAACTGTCAAATTAAAGCCCGCAGTCGTCGCCTTGTTTTTGATGATGAATCCCTTGACCTTCACGAACGCGACTGTCGCCGAGTCGCCGAACACGGTTCGTGTCAATGCACTCAGGTCAAGAGTCTCGGAAGTCGCCGCAAGCGTCCGCTCGTCGTGCCACAGGATGTCGGCCAAGTCGAGTCCAACGCCATCCGCCAGCGTGTCGTCGAGGTTGAGAACCGGCGAGTCCATGATTGTCCCTAAGTCCTGTGTGTCCTTCCACACAGCGCGCAGGGTGAAATCAAGGTCAACGCTCAACGAATCAGCCATGCGACTCCCGCTGCACAGTTACAACGTACTCTAGGACAGCGTGCCAGACATTCTCGCCGTCTTGTTCGTCCGTCTCTTTCAACAGTAGCGAATTCGTTCGGTCAATCCCGATGAATATGTCTGGCGGTTCCAAGGTCGGATTCCACTTGTCCAACAGGTCCCGCGCCGCGTCCCGCGACCGCTTCGCCGTCGCTGGGTCTTTCGCGAATATGTCCAGTTGGATCAGTTGCTCCTCTAGATATTCGCGCGACTCCCCTTCCGTTTTCGTTTGAATCGCTGTCGGTGATTCGGCAATCACCGCAAACCGAGCGAACGGCATTTCAATCGCAACGTCGCTCGCATTCTTTTCCGGCACTTCGTCGCGCCACAGTCCGCCCGTTACGATGCCAGTCACTTCGCCGCTTGAATTCCACCAGTCGCTCAGGTTCGATTCGATGCTCACGCCACGCCGCCCGCAAGCAGCCGTGCAAGCACGACACGCTCACTCATCAGGGTCTTGCGCAAAAAAGGCCGCGGCTTCATTCGCTTGGTCCCTAATTCAAGAAACTTCCCATAGAGCAAGTTGGTTCCAACGCGGGCGGTCTGCGTCACTTCATCGACCTCATACGTAATCGTGCGCCGCAAATGGCCGGTCTGTTTGCGCGGATACTCGCCCGGTCGCGAGTGGTGTAGTAGCGTCACCTTTTCTTTTGGAGTCGTGGCCATTAACGTCGCCCGCGTCTTCGCTTCGGGAAAAATTTCTTGATTCTTTTGCCGAGTTTCTTGGCTCGCTTACCAATTTTCGATGCCCGCTTTCGGAGTCTCGTAAACGCCTTGCCGGCCCTCACAGACAAGCGGCGTTTTTCTAGTGTCTTGCGGACCCGCTCGTCCCGTGCCGCATTCCGTTCGTCTGCGATCCGGTGAAACTCGCCACGACTAACCGTTACGCTTTGTCGCCCCCGCTCGTCTCGACCTTCCCGCGTTATCTGTGACTTGCGAATCGAAGCCTTGTCGATTCCAGTCTGCCGCCCCGACACACTCAAGTTCTCTTTGATCTTCCGGCTTAGGTGAATCGCGGCACGCCTGAGATTCCGAACTTGCAACCGCTTCAACTCCGCAATTACCTTGTCGCCATTCCACAACACACCGCCAGCCATCACTTACCCTCACGATGGGCCTTCAGATAGCCGTTCCCGCCATTGAACCCCACCACACGATACTTCACCTTTTTGTCGCCGTCCGTCACGGTCACAACCGTCTCGAATGGCTTGCCGAGGCCGATCACGGACGGATCGAGTTCGATGTCTTCATTCAGCCCGGCAATCGTCACCGAGCCATCAACAGCCTTCGTTATCGTCGGTCTGAGCGGCATTTACGCGGCCCTCGGAGTTTCAATCGCGGGCACGGCCCAAAGCATGTCCATTTCGTCCACGTTTCGAGCCGGCCCCTGTACGGCAAGGTAGCGATCACCGAAAACGAATCGGTGCGTCGTGCCGACTTCCAACTCATCCACGAAATAAACTACGTGGCTCATTTCGCTCGCCTCTTGGCCAAACAGTTCGCTCGCCTGCGGAGTCGCCGATCGCACCCAACACGGTCTATTCTCGCTTACGACTGTCCACGTTTCTGTAGCCCCGGCCGTCTCGGAATCTTGCCCCGTAGTCGATTTCTGGATCGTTACCTTGTGCCGAAACGATGCAGCCGACGCCAACACCGATCGGCACTTCCATTCCGTGTTGAACCTAACTCTTTGCGCCTCATCGACCAGCCACACTTCCGTTGCGCCGTCGATGCTCGATTCGCCAGCAAGATAAATCCTGTCGCCGATCCGAACGTCACCGAGATTCGTCAGCAGCGTATCGGGCAGGTGCCAGTCAACCGTCTCGCCAACAATCGTTTCCGCCGCTACCGGCACTCGGCCTACTTTCGTTTCGTCGCGCTTCGCGTATGACACCTGATCGTTAAGTGTCCCATCCGTGCGCGTCGAGCGAACTGTTACCGTCTCGACGTTTTCCCATTGCAGGTAGTCAGTTGCAAAGTCGGTGTAGACGCTCATGTATCGAGGATCGTGTAGTCAAGGTCCACGGCCGCAGCATTCGCCCGCGCGAGCGGCGCGGTTGTGCCGAGCTTCAATGGCCCGACGTATTTTCCTGGATCAACACGGATCACGGGAATGAACGTTCCGGCGTTATCGTCGCCGATCTCTACGTAATTCGTGGCATCGAGATTCTTGAAAAACGACCAACCCGGCACCGTCACAGCACCCAATGTCAACGCTGTTCCTGCCGCCGTCGTCGGAATATTCTGCACGTTGCTGATTTTCCGCTTGTTCGTTTGGTCGATCGTTTGCGTGCCAGGTGCAATGCTGACATTGATGGTCGAATCTGTGAGTGTCCCGGTTACGCTAATTTCGCTCGCCATCGTCGCAACTCCTAAGCACAGGCTTCCGAAATGACCTCAAACGTGTCTTCCGCAGCCGCAATTAGCGTGTTCAATTCCTTCAGTTCACGATACAGCCCGTCTTTGTAGCCAACGTGATCTACGTGAGTGCCGCCCCCGCCAGCCGTGTTCGCCTTGCCGCCAGCTTTCGCGGAACTCAGCGCGGCAAGCTCAGTATAGATTGTCGAGCGGCGAGACTTCAAGTTTTCTACGTCGGTAGCCATAAAATCCAAAAGCCGCTACTCAACCACACCCGAAGGCTGGCGCGAGTCGCGGCCTTATTAGAACTCGCTCATCCTAAGAGGCTGAAACCGTGATCTCGCAATGCTGCAAGATGATGTCTGTCGAGGCGGCCGTGGTCCCGGTTGTCAACAGGTAGTAGCTCTTGCCGCTTGTCCGGTGATTGTGTCGCCAAGGTGCAGTCCGTCGATTGGAATGACCAGCGTGCCGGCTGTCTGCGATGCGGCCATCGTCGTGGCGCAAGGCAGATTGTCGCCCGCAGCAACGGTCCAGCCGGCCGCGCCGCCAACTTTGGCCCGCGTGCCAATCTGCGTTGTGTAGCCTGTGCGCACGCAACTGTTGTTTGACATCTTCAACGCTCCATTTGCGTCCAGGCTCACAATCGAAAACGCCTCATCGTTCGGGCACCCGGAAACGACGTAATCGACCGTAGCCGCATTCGTCGTCTGGCCGAGCAAAGTATCGTCCGGCTGCATTCCGATTCCGGTGACAACCAACGACTCATTGGCACCTAGAACGGCCCTAGCGATCTGTCTGGCCGTGCCGCCCGCTACCTGTTGCTTGACAATCACTGTCTCGGCACTTGATCCCGTGTTCACGCACGACAACTGCACCTTGCGTTCTCCAGCGTCAGCGCCGGACAGAATGGAAGTGGCTGTTGCCGCAAGTTGGCCGCTCGTGAATGATTTCGATCGTGTCAGCATCAGGCAGCCTTTACCTCGAATCGGCAATCTGGTGAGTAGAGGTTGTTTCGCGAGCAATACTGCGAAATCGCTTCGCCCTCATCAAACACGGAACCAATTGTCATTGCAGTCGGCAGGCTTCCCGCCGTCTCACCACGCCGCCAAGTGCATTTGACCGTGAACGATTTGCCGTACTGCTCACGTTTCGTTTTCGGACGTTCAGGCAGTTCGGTTGGACGCTCGACGGGTGGAGCGCCCAGAGTTGCTTCAGACTTCGCCACAAGTGCCCCCTTTCAAAATTACGCGGTGCATTTCACCATCTTGCGCGGCTCGACCACGGCAGGCACGCCCTTGCGCCGAACCTTCACGGCCGACACGATGTCCCGGCTGAATCCAGCCGGCGAGTTGCGGTCCATCGAAAACTTCTGGATCGGCCAAATCTCGTGGTACTCGAAAGCCTCAGTCGGCTTGCCGATAAACCACGTTGTCGCCGACGACGTGCGATTTTTGACGTACTGACTGGACATCACGCGGAACGGGCGGCCGAACGCATTTAGCGGCGTGCCAAGCAACACCTGACGCTGTGCGGCAGAATCGGCACCGACGATCGTTTGCGAGGCTCTAAGAATGCTGAACGCTGTCATCACGAGCGCCGTCGGAACGATCAGCGTCAACTCGCCGCCGATCAGTACCGGCTCGCCATTGTTCGGGTCGGTGATCGCATCGAACAAGAGCAACGCCGCTTCAACGTCCGTCGCATCAACCAACGCATTCGACGCGGCCAAGTTGTCGAAGTCGCCGTTGGTATGCGTGTCGCCGTAGGTCGCCTGAACCGCACCGTTGTTGCGCGAGTAGCGATTCGTGATGCCGAGCACGGTATCGAGAATCTCTTTTTCCCAAGTGATCCCGAGCGCGTCCGTGGCCCCGTCGATCGTCTTCATCAGCAGGCCTGTCTTGTCCTCAAAGATCGCTTCCTCAGTCACCGGCACGATGAAGCCGTCTTTGACTTTCTTTTCGACTGTGATGAATTCTTCCGTGAGTCCGACTTGCGGGTACTCTTTTGCTTCGCCAACTTTCTCTGACACGTCACCGAGCACCCCGATGCCAGGAATCTGCTCTTGCGATTGCGTCTGAGCCGGCACGGTTGTAACCAAGTCGCGACCGATGAAGTTCGGCGAGGCGAGTCGCTCCAGCACGCGAGAGTAAGCAATCTGGCCGATGATGTTGGAAAAGTTCGCGGTCGATACCGCATCGCCAGCTTCCATCAGGACAGACCGGCCGCCGTTGCGCGGATCGGCCATGCGGATGATCTCGGACCCGTCTTCAACCAGACCCTCGAACAGCGACCGAAGTTGAACGCGGTCTGGGTAAATCTGGCGCCGGCCGGCGAAATCGTAATGGCCGGGCGAACTTTGATTGATGCCGAGCAATTCGTTCAGGTCGGAGTAAAATGTACCTGGCTCCGGGTCGTCGGGATTGCCCAAGCGGCCCTCGCGCGAACGCGATTCCAGAAGACGCGCCGTCTCACGGCACTCACGGTAATTGTGCAGCATTGCTCTCTCCTGAAATGGTTAGCGCTTCTGGTAGGCCCAAATCGCGTCAACTGTCGGCGCTTCCGAGTTCGCTCCGCCGGCCTTCACGCCGACGAACACCATCATCTCGGTCGCATTGGCGTAATCGAAGTCCAGTTTGATGTCCGGCGTTCGCGGATTCGCCCCGTCTTCACGAGCCTTAATCAGGTTGATTCCGCCCGCCGTATCAATCCAAAAAGATGCTTCGCAACTGGTCGAGGATCGTGGGTTGAGTTCAATTTCGAGCGTGTGGTACGACGATCCGCCAGCCGTCTTGTCGGTCGTCTTGCTCGTCTGCGTTGTGGAATCGGAAACCTGCACCTTCCACTTCGTGCCGCCGTCCACCTTGTAAAACACTGCGCCCGAGTAGCTCGTTTTTGGACCGGCCCCGTCGTCAACCAGCGAGTTGGCACCAACGGCGTCCATCAAACCGAACGCCACGTTGGCATCGTCCGTGTTCGCCTCGGTGTATTTCAGCCGACAACCGCAAATCATCGGCTTGCCATTGGCAATCTTGAACAGTTCCTTGGTTGTGTGCAGGTAGGCTTCGTTGTTGTCCGTCGCACCGGTCGCACCGAGTACTGTGCCTCCGACAGCATCTTGGACAGCCCACGACGCGCCGGTGTCTGCCGAGGTGTCTGTGAACATGTCGCCACTCGTGAATTCCAAGAAGTCTTCAAAGAATCCGAACGTCAGAACGTAGGCTGACGGTTCACGGCCATTGCCGAAATTCAACAGTTTTGCGGGCATCGAAGTCTCCCTATTAGCTTGCCTTGCGTTGACGTTCTAACGCCTTGGTCCAGCCTTCGTTGTTTCCTTGCGACTCGCGCAGTACCGATGTGGACGTTGCCGGGCGCTTCGTGTCCAACTTCGACGGCCATGTTTCGATCAACGCCTTGCGTGTCGGATCATCCGACAACGCCATGACGGCCTTCATGCGCAGGTCGGTAACTTCGCGGCCAGCCGATTCGATCAAGGCGCGGACAGCCTTTTCAGCCTTCAGGGAATCCCGTTCGCCGGTAAGTGTCCCGACTTGCGTTTTGAGCAATTCGATTTCCGGTCGCAACGATTCGATGATCGCTTTCACTTTGGCGTCTCCCTCAGCTTTACTTTCGGTCGTTGGCTCTTGTTTCGGCTTCGTAGCCCCGTTCACCGTATCCATTGCCTTCAAGATCGCTTGCACGGCGGCCTTCAGCTTCGCGGCCTTGCCGGTCGCATCAAGCGATGAATCATCGAGCACGCCGTCAACCATCTTGTGAATCGCCGCCTTGAACGCGGCATCAATCTGACCGTCCGCATCGGCATCGGCCGGCACTTCGATCGGCGCATCCATGACGGCCGCCCCCATATCGCCTTCCATTTCGAGCAAAAGCGTCTTGTTGAGGCCAGTCGGCACCGCTTGGGTAATCTCGCGAATCGTCTTTTTCACGGTTGTCTCCTGAGATTCAAACAGACCCCTGTTCGTTGCCGGTCTGCCCACCACGTCCACTGATCGCACCTGCGAAATAGACTCGACGATCCGCTTGCCACCACGATTCGTTTCGTCACCGTCCGCGTTATGGCTCAGACCAAATTGTTTCGGGAACCGTTCGGCAGCTTCAGCGAATACCGCCGCGTGAGGATGTGCCTTCACGTAGTGCAGGTCCGCGAATACGCCGTCCTTGTCGATGCGACAGTTGCGGAGTTCGCCGAACCCTTCGATGAATTTGCGTTCGGCGTTTGGATGTGACTTGTCGGGATGGTCGATATTGACCTTGACCGATTCGTACAACTTGGAAGCATCCGCTAGCGCACGATCCGAATAGATGCGACCATTGGACGATTCTCGACCCAAGACCTTGACGCCAGCGATCACGCCAGCCTCGCGGTCAACCTTGGGCGACTCGGAGTAAGTCGTTTCGAGAAGTTGCATGGAACCCATCTTTACCGAGTCCATTAGACTTCGGCAAAGTCAGGCTCGCTACAATGTCGCACATTATCCGCAGGCACAGTTTGTCAGGACGGCGGACGCCTTGCTCCCACGACTGGACCGTGCGGGCCGATCGGCAGAATCGACGCGCGAACGTGCGTCGCTTTTCACCGAGACGATGCACTCGCAGATTGCGAATGTCTGACGGCGACAGAATTGAAATGTCGTGAACCATCATGTCTCACAATCGTGGATACTCGCCAGCTTCGGCAATGGCACCGCCCAAATCAATCGGACACCGAACGTCACTCCCATACACTACAGCATCGCGCGGGCTGTACTAACCAGAATTCAACTCACGATCAGCCCTCTCGTAATCGAATCCTTCTGGCGCAACTGCCGGACATCCGCGAAGCGTCAACTTTATCCAAGGTTCGGTATCGTGGCCCCCCCCTATTCGTCTTCAAGATCGTAAGGCAAGTGAAGCAACTCGCCCGACTCTGGACGCGGTTCGTTGTCAAGGATCTCTGTGATTGAGCACTGGCAGGAGGGATGCGCAGGAGGAAACTGCACGTCTGAGTATTCCGGGTTACTCCCGAACTTCGCAAACGTACCGCCTGGCTCAATCTCTGGATTCGCTTCCGCGATCGCAATACACACCTCGCAAGCATCGTCGCTCAAAAGCCAGCGGTATCCCATCACAACGCCGCTCGCTTCACCCGCCAGCACCTGCGCATGATGCGTTGCTCGGCTCGCTTCCGTCGCCGCAATCGTGATCGCTCTCGACTTATCCGCACGATCAAACACGCCCATTACCCGCTCGGTCAACAATCTCACCGGGTCGCCTTCCAGCAATCCCTGCCGCAACTCCTCACGCAGCGTGTCGAGCGCCGCCGAGAGTTCCATGCTGGTCGTCTCGTTCGTGGACCGCGCAAACTTCAGCGACAACTCGTCCACAGCTTCGGAAAGCTTCGGGTTGACGACTTCCCAAAAGTCTGCCGATGCGCCGACGCGGGCTTTAACCGCTGCCGCCTCTTTCTGGTAGTAGAGTTCGATGTGCGGCTTTGCGGAGAGTGCAAGGTCGTCGTCCCATTCGGAAGCGAGTACGAATGAATTTGAGCCTTGATCTTCGGTCAGACTTGGGGAGTCTTGAATCTCGCGCAAAATGTTGGAACGCTGTTGCTCCAGTCGTGACTCAGGAATGCGGCGGGAGTGGCCTTGCCGAGACTCTGCAAGACCAACGCCGTAGATCGGTGCCTTATCACGAATCGGTTTTTCACCATTCGGGCACGGCCCCATCGTCACGCCTTCGCCGCCGCACTCCAGCAACCCATCGGTCATCGCACCGAGCATTTCTTTCGCTTGTGCGGCAACCCCTTTCGCCTGACGCGCAAAGTAGTCGCGGAGCGCGCTGGCTAGCTTCGTACCGCGTGGAATGCGGCGGGAGTGGCCTTTGGATTCGAGAACACCATCGCGAACCGCAACGGCTCGCAAATAGCTAGAGCGATAAAATCGCGGCAACAAACGAACAAACTCGGTTGCGTTGCTTGGTGGGATTGAACGTCCCGAAAATCCAAGAGTCCGGGACACCATTGATCGCAACAGCGGCGAATCAGGTGACCAAGAAATTTGTCCGCCATTGTCGGATATTTCTCCGACAACACGATCAAGTTCGTAGATGTTGCACTTCAATTGGAGAACCTCGGCAGCTTAATTCCGCGAAACGGTTTCCCAGCCTGAGACACGGCCGTATCAAACCGCTGTTTGGCCAGGGCGATTGCACCAGATTCAAGCTTCAATCTAGTCAGGTGCGATTTAACGGCTGGCCACTTCCCGCGCCATTGCGACACCTCTTGAGGAACAATCAAATCTTTTCTGGCGGCCTGCTTAATCAAATCGCCGTTCACGTAGTCGCTCGGATCGTCCATGTGAGGAAACGACAATCCATTGTCGATTAACTTAATTTTATTATCGTCGCCGACGAGCCAGTTGCCGTCGTGCCGATCAGTGTTTCCGATCACGTAGTCGAGAGTAGCGGCCCTCGCAAGATCGTGGTCACCGTCGTATCGCTCGCTTTCCGACATTTTCGCGGCAACTTTGCCGGGCACAAACTCTTGTAGACTACCCGACTCTTTTGGTGCGCCTGGTGTGGGCGCTAACTGGCGCTCCACTGTTGACGGCACCAAATCCGACATACCCAACTCGTCAGCAATCGCACTAACCGCAACTTCGCGTTGCCAGGCCGTACCGCTCGTTATGCTGTTTCGCAGCGGCCCATCAGGATGATCGTCGGACGGTTCACCGCTAGCTGGCTTGAACACGGCCTGCGAACCATCCTTGAGTGTCACGAGTCGCGATTCACTCACGCCTCCGCCGAGTGGCTTTTGTTTTACTACTGGAGTTTTGGATAAATTCTCACTCTTGGATTTGCTACCGCCAGCCCTGACACACCTTCCCGCTTCATCCCGTTCGCACGTCGCGAAGTAGCTTTCCTCTACGAGTGCCTTATCACGAAAGGGCGGCCCGCAGTGTGGGCACCCCCCATGCGATTCTCTCAGGATCGGCCGCGTCATCCTGATCGCTCGCGCCATCAAGCTCGGCATCGTTGCCGCCCTTTCTTCTGCCGCCGTCCGATCAGGATGGTTTGCCGGCAGTCCCGCAGCATCGGTCATATCCGACACAATGACCGCGTGAAGCCGGTTCAGCGCCTGGAGCATGGCCGATGCATCTTTCGGATTCATCGGCTGACTCAGCTTCACCGTGCCGTCGCGAGCAACCCGGACGTGTGCCGAGCCTGTCGGCTTACCACAGCATTCGGCGAAACTCTCGACCAATGATTCGGCAACCGGCGTGTCACCCCCAAACATCCCGCCGAACGGATTCGCCGGTTCAGCTTTCTTCGCCCCGTTCGCAACCTCATCGTCGTAGTCCAGGTTTTGTTGCGATGCCCAGGTGCGCGGCGACAAGATTCCCTCACGAGAAAGAATCTGATTCTCCTGCGCCTGTTTCAGTCCGTCGCGACTGGCCACTTGTGGCGCGTCGATTTTGAGCAACACGACCCGCCGGAACTCTGGCCATTCAAGGCCGTAGCGTTCCCAACGGCGAGCATCGAAAGCCATCTTGATCGCTTTCCAAAATAGCTCGCGATGCACAATCTTCCGGTCCCGCTGATCGTCTTCTCTCGCCTTCACAAATGGCGACTCGGCTACCATTGTCGAGGCCATATTTGCGTTTGAGGCGTCTCCCGAAATCATGTACTCAGGCATGCGCCATCGAACGCCGATCGAACGCATGATGTACGCTCCCACCCGAGCGAACACCGGATGATTGAGTTGCCCCATCGGGCCAGCTATGTACCTCATCCCCTGCTTGATGTTGGGGACGTGGCCCGCTCGAATCCGCTGAACATTCACCGATTCGCTACCGCCTACCGATCGGCGCGTACGTTGGAATTCAGCCAAGTTGCTCGTATGCGATTCGATTCCGTCGCTACTCGCCCCCTGCGGGTATTCCTTGATCCATGCAATTGCCGCCTGAATCGCCGCCGTGTCGCCCATGTTCCCGCGTAATTTCACTTCGCGGTAAATGTCGTCAGCGATACCAACGAAATCGCTCACGCCGCGCTTGGCGTTGCGGCCGACGTTCCGCTTGTCGTGGACCATGCGACCGGCCGGCACGTAATCCCACTCACTGCCGGATTCGTTGTAGACGACGTGGTAGCCGAGCGGTGTGGACGTGTCTTCCCGCTGCATCTTCGGATTGAAAATCGTATGCACGCCGAACTTCCAGAAGCTCGCCGTGTCGCTCGGCAAGTTACCCGTATCCATCAGCCAATCTTCCAGGTTCCGCGCCGAGGTAGGCTCGGTCAGGCAGTCCGGCTCGACCAACGACAGTCGCGGGATTCCGTCAGCCGCTTCGTGCAGGGCAATCAACGCCTCGCCGTCAATGCGCGCTCGATCGTGCATTTCAACATCTAACGCGCCATCTTCGCCGTCGAATTTATTCACGAGACGGAACGAATCGACGAATTGCTGAACGTCGGCAATCAGTCCGTCCGGCGCCGCCGGTGTCTCGGTGTGAAACGAGTATTTGAACCCAGTCCCTAGCACGTAATTAGACAGAGACTCCAACGCGCCGATACTGATCGAAGTGAACGCAGCGATATTGCGCGACTGTGCCCGCATTACGGACAGATCGTATTCGGTTTCGTAGACCGGAAGCCATCGGCCTTCGGAGCGGTCGTAGCGAGTGCTTTGGAAAATGTCTCGGCCGAACTGGCGACGTGTGCGCTCGTCACGCTCGTCGTAATCGTACTCACCACGAAAGAGCATTGGCCAAGCGGACTCGACCAATTCTTCTTCGAGCATCGCGACACGCTCTTCAAGCTGCGCTTTCGTTTGCCTTGGCATTCTGTCTACGATCACACTCGGAGAGAATTGTTTGGGCAATATCGACTACAAAGCCAACCGACTCCTCACACGATCCCTCAAGTCGCCAATTACCGCCCGCGACCATGCCGGCCATCCATTCTAATTTCGTCAGGCCGCCGATCGCCCGCAACTGCATCGTGCCGTTGACCGGAATAGCCAGACTCACAGGCTGCGCAAGATCGCCCGGCAACTGATCGTAGCCGATGCCTACTTGTGCCCCGATCCGTGGTACGTTCACAGTACCTCCCAAGTGTTCGCGCCGGCCGGCGCGGCACCGTCTTGCATCGGCTTGTCTATCACGAGTTTGTCCCTGTACAAATAGAAACGAATCGCCGATGGAAATGGGCCAATAAATTGCACGACGAACGAACTGCCATCGGGAGCGAACTCGGTTATCTCGCCGTCATGTTTGACCGGATGATTGTGCAGCCTCATGCGGATATGCTGCCGCTGCGCGACTGGCTGTGCAAATTGCCCAGGTTGAAATTGACTACGTTCTTGTTGTGCCATGATGGACCCACTGCAACCGCATTTAGACATCAGCAATCTCATCACTCATGCCGTCACGTACTCGTCCGGCGATTCCTGCGGAGTAACCGCCAAGTGATTCAGCAGTCGAATCGCCATTTCTAGCCCGTCTGGCCCGTCATCGTGCGCCGCTAGCGGGAACTCACGCAACTGATCGACCAATAGCTTACATCCGACCGAGGCTTTGCGAAAGCGAATTTTGCGATTCGCTAGGTACGGACCGATGCGCCCGATCCGCAGTTCCTTATTGACCGAGTTGTTAATCAGGCTGATCGGTAGCGGCGGAACGCGATGAGTTCGGCAATGCTCATCGAATATCGTTTGCAACAAATCTTGGAAAGCGTTCGCCTCGATACCGACAGATTCGCACGGCGACCGTCGCCAGAATTCGATGCCGTCTTCAACCAGCTTCTCTGCCGGCCGTCGCTCCAACGAAGCGTCAACGTACAATAAGCCTCCACAAAGGGACACCGAGACGATTGCTGAGAAGTCACCGCTTTTTGCGTTCTTTCCCTTCGATGGATCAATCGCCATTGCCGACGCTTCGAATGTATCCGGCCACGTCTCAGCCCAGATGTGTTCGCCGAAATATTCATCTGGCCATTCGGAACGTCCTGCCTTGCTCGGTGTCTGCTGATAGAGACACAACCACCAGAACAGATCGAGCGAATGCCGAATCTTTTCCAGCCGCTCGATCGGCCATCGTTCCGGCCATAAGGCCGATCCATCATCGGCAATCGCCGGAAATGTCAACCGTCGCACCTTCGGCCCTTCGCCTGATTCCGACTCGGCAATGAGTCTGCCGCTCAAATCGTCTTTGTGCCAGCGCGTTGCAATCACAATCGCCACCCCGCCCGGTTCCAGACGAGTGAACGCGGTCGATTGCCACCAGTCCCACGTCGAGTTGCGCAGCGTTTCACTCATTGCTTCCTCGGCATTTTTCACGGGATCGTCTACAATCAGACAGTTCGCCCCGCGTCCGGTAATTGGACCACCGACGCCAGCCGTGATCATCCCGCCTTCGTGGCCTTCGATCTCCCAATCAATTGAGGCTGATTGCTCTTGGGAAACACGCACGCCGTAGAATCGCTGGCCGTGCTGTTCTAGCACGTTTCGAGATTTGCGGCCCCATGACCGGGCAAAGTTGGCTTCGTAGCTCGCAAGAATTACCCGCTTGTCTGGATTGTTTCCTAGAAAGCAAGCCGGCAGATACTTGCTGCACAATTCGGATTTTCCATGTCGAGGCGGCGCTTCGATTACTAGAACTTGTTCGCTTTCGCCGTTGATCGTCTCGGCAATCGCTTGGTCAATTGTCAGAAGGTGTCGAGCCGTCTTCCATCGGCCCTCGCTTGCCATTGCCGCCAGGCCCGCCGGACTCCGCGCTGTGTGCCATTCCATTTCCGTTGGATAATCGGCGCACAGATGCGAACAGGTCGCCAAGTCGTTGACCACGCTCTGAAGGGGTAAGATCATTGCCATCCGAATCGGTGAATGCGGTTTTCTTGGGCTTGTCCTTGCCGAACAAAATTAGCCTGCGATCAATGCACCAGCGCACGCCTTCGAGGAATCGCGGATCGCCCGCTTGGAATTCTTTCGTTGTGCTGATTTCGGAACGAGCCTTAGAGTCACCGCCGCCGTCAATGATTTTTTCGGTCTCGCGTTTCGCCGCTTCGCATGAACGAACCCAGCCATTCCAGTATTCGAGTTCGAGCCGGTCGATTTTTGAAAGTTCACGCTCTACGCCATCCTGACAATATTCGATTCGGTGTTGCTTCCATTCTTCTCTAATCGCCTTCAGGTCTCGGCTAACTGTTGCCGTATCGACCGATTCCTTTTTGGCAATTTTCCATTGAGGTTCGCCGCGCAAGTACATTTCTTGCACTC